AATGATGAAATACGCCCATTGGGTATTGGAGTCACCAACTTAGCTTATTGGCACGCCAAGCGTGGATTCAAGTACGGAGAGCGAGACGCCTTGGCTGACGTCAAGACGTGGATGGAACACCAGGCCTACTACCTAACAGAAGCATCAGTTGAACTGGCCAAGGAACGTGGTCGTTGCAAAGACTCAGACCGAACACGCTACGGCCAAGGCATTTTTCCGTGGGAACAACGGGCCAACGGTGTTAATGAACTCACAGACTTTACTCCTGAACTGAACTGGGAAGGCCTACGTGCAGAAATGCGCAGTTATGGTGTACGCAATGCCACCCAAATGGCCATTGCTCCCGTAGAGTCCAGTTCAGTTGTTATCAACTCAACCAACGGCATTGAAATGCCCATGAGTTTGATCTCAGTAAAAGAATCCAAAGCAGGTAGCTTGACACAGGTTGTGCCTGAGTATCACAAGTTGAAAAACAAATATCAACAGATGTGGGCACAAAAAGATTGTGACGGCTACTTGAAGACAGCGGCAGTACTAGCAGCCTACATTGATCAGTCAATCTCAACCAACACATTCTATAATCCGGCACACTTTGCAGATCGTAAAGTTCCAACTACATTGATTGCCAAGAACCTGATGCAGGCACACTACTGGGGATTGAAAACATTCTATTACAGCCTGATCAACAAAGCAGGATCAAAACAAAAAGCGGAAGAAGCACCGTTAGAAGAAATTGACTTTGATCTTGAAGAAGACTGTGAAAGCTGTAAACTGTAAGGACACCAATGAGTAAAGCACAATACAATCTAAAAACAAAAACAGACTACTTGAATCGCAAGATGTTTCTGGACCCAGCTGGTCCTGTGACCATTCAACGTTTTGAAGAAGTCAAATACAACAAACTACAAAAGTTTGAACAAGAAGCACGTGGCTTCTTTTGGGTTCCTGAAGAAATTTCATTGACCAAAGACAGCCAAGACTTCAAAGATGCGTCAGACACAGTCAAGCACATCTTCACATCAAACCTACTACGCCAAACAGCACTAGACAGTTTGCAAGGTCGCGGTCCTACACAGGTGTTTACCCCTGTGTGTTCAATCCCTGAATTAGAAAGTCTGATGTACAACTGGGGTTTCTTTGAGACCAACATTCACTCACGTAGCTACAGTCACATTATTCGCAACATCTATAATGTGCCCAAGGATGTGTTCAACACCATTCATGACACACAAGAGATTGTTGGTATGGCATCAAGTGTAGGCAAGTACTATGATGAGTTGCATAGAATGAATTGTAAGAAAGAACTAGGATTTGATTTAGTTTCTGACCACGAACATATCAAAGCAATCTACCTGGCACTACATGCCTCTTATGCGTTAGAAGCATTCCGCTTTATGGTATCATTTGCTACAAGTTTGGCCATGGTTGAGAACAAGATTTTCATTGGCAACGGAAACATCATTCAACTGATCTTGCAAGATGAGATCCTACACAAAGATTGGACTGCGTTCTTAATCAATCAAGTTGTAAAAGAAGATCCACGTTTTGCCGCTGCCAAAGTCGAGTGCGAAGCCGAAGTGTATCAACTGTACCTGGATGTGATCCGTGAAGAAAAAGAGTGGGCAGATTATTTGTTCAAGCACGGTCCTGTGATTGGTCTCAATGCCAACATCCTGAGAGACTTTGTGGACTTCACCGCCAAAAACGCACTCAACGAAATTGGTATCAAGTATCTGGAACCTGCACCCAGAAGCACCCCTATTCCGTGGTTCAACAAACACGTTGACACCAGCAAGAAACAAACTGCACTGCAGGAGAACGAAAGCACTAATTATGTTATTGGTGTAATGAGCGACAGTATTGACTATGAGGAACTACCTGAACTATGATTGACGACAATTGGTTTGCCCAAGGCGGATTTGAAACTTACAAACACCCAACACCTATCAGTTATGAAACAGCCACGGACAATGGCACAGTTGAAACACTGGAAGGTCCTGTGGCCTACACAGTGGGACACAAGATTATCACTGGCCCCAAAGGCGAGAAGTATCCCGTGAGTCCCATCAAGTTCTCAGCCTACTATGACGACAACGGCGATGGCACTGCCACACCCAAAAAGATCATGAAGGTAGCTAGACTTGCTGACCATGACGGTGTTGTAAAAGCGTCATGGGGCAATTTAGAATACACCAAAGGCAATGACTACATTGTCAAACACGGTCCTGGTGATTATGGTGTTGTTAAAACAGACATCTTTGCCAAGACCTACGATAAATCCAAAGAAGGAAAATAAAATGCAAGCTATTGTATGGAGCAAGTATCACTGCCCTTATTGTGATCAAGCAAAGGCACTATTAAAACAAAAAGGTATCCCGTTTGAAGAACGCAAGATCGGAGATGGATATACAAAAGAAGAATTGTTAGAAGCAATCCCCTCAGCCAGAACAGTACCACAGATTATCCTTGATGGAGAACTTGTGGGAGGATTTACAGAACTCAAAGCTAAACTAACAGAAAGCGTCTAATGACACAACTAGCACTAGAACACAATCAAGTATACACATTCAAAATGAACTCAGGCGAAGAAATGGTTGCCAAGGTCAAACAAGCCGGGGGAGACTGGCTGATCTTGGAAGAACCTGTGAGCATTGCTCCTGGACCACAGGGCATGGGACTTGTGCCCAGTTTGTTTACCGCAGATCCCAAGGAAGAAATTCGATTAAATACTAATAGCGTTTCTTTGGTATCCAAGACTGATGACTCAGTTAAAATGAAATATCTAGAAGCAACAACTGGTATCAAAGTACCAGAGAAAAAACTCATACTAGGATAATATGCCAGCAGTACAGCGACAAGGTGATTCAGATTCGGGTGGTGGTGTAGTAACATCGGGCATTGGCTCGGTACGCACCAACGGCAAGCCCACGGCTGTGATTGGCTTGGCTGTGAGCAAACATGGTAAAAAAGCACACAGTGGTCCGCAGACTGCAGGTGGGGTAAGCACTGTGCGAGTAGCAGGCAAACCCATCAGTGTCACAGGCAATGCTGACACCTGTGGCCACACCCGCACCGGCGGCAGTAGCAACGTAAGGGCAGGATAATGGCCGGTACAGGATTTTCAACACCAGGAACATACACTCCTTTGCAGTTGATTGCTGGCGCCGGCCTACTAAACAATCAAGGCATTGCAGTTCCTGCTACATTGACCAATGCAGTAAGCTCTTACAACTCTATTAGTTTTGTTTCTAATTTGAACAGTGCTATTGCAGCCGCACCAGGTTTTGGCATCAGCGCCAACATTGTGACCACACTAAAGACCTTGGCCAGCAACGCATGTCCTGCTCTGGGATCCAGTGTGCCTGGCTCATATGCCGGCAACAATGTACTGATACCCGTGAGCGAACCTGGCGGATTTGGCAATCTGGTGGCCAACAATGCCGCCATGTATCTTGGTGATGGTAGTGTAGACAAGTTCTGTCAGATATTTCAGATTGCGTCAGGATATAGACAAAGTGCAAACGATTTGATATGCAGTGCAGTCAATGCCACAACATATCTTGGTCCTACATTTACCACAATGAATGATCTAATCACAGGACAACTTACTGCGGCCAACTTGGCACTGAAATGTTTTGGTGCAGATATAGCCAAGAGTGGTAACTTGTTAAATCTTGGCAAGCTAGCAGACTTTGGTACACCAGCAAGTGTACTACAACAAATCAGCGAACAAGCAGGAATCACATCGGGCACACTGAGTTGTATTGCTACTAAACTAGCAGAATATGGTCTAACACAAAGTGATATCATTTTACTGGCCACCCCCGAAGCCAGTGAACGTACTCCCACTGAAAATGAATTTAACACACTGCAGAAGCGAGCCTATGCTGCCATGGTGGCCATTGATGGCGACTGTTTGACTTATGCGTTGGACATACTAGATGCTGTGATTCCAGACATTGCAAATCTAGGAGACTTGTTGGACTTGAAAAAAATATTCCCAACCAGTTGGCCCAGCATGACTGTGATATCCACAGCACCTAGCACAGTGATTGATCCAAACACACCACCATCACCAGGCAGTACCAGCATATTGATTTTTGAACCTGACGGTGCGGTGAATCCTGCTATTCAGGCAGCACTCAATGACAGCACAGCTATCGTTTTACCTGCTGGCTGCGACGAATTGGCAAAGATTATTCCGCCAGATCAAGCAGTGGCCAACAAAGCATTCCAGTCTAGCCTTCAGCAAGTCACTGGAATCTCTACCATTACTGCACCGCAATTGGCAGCGGCATTGTTAGGATAATCATGGAAACACTCAAAGGTCTTGATCTAGTTGAAAACGTAACCAAGCCTGTGCCAGACACAGTGACCAGTTACTACAAAAACACATTTGCCAACGGCACAGGTGAGTTTGGCACATTTACCATGCAGGATTTTCTTGGCACTGCTATAGGTACAAAAACACAGAATGCATTAGAAAATACGTCGGCTGTGATTGCCAACATGAACGTAGCAACGTTGAACACCATTTATGCAAGAATGTTGGCCACGGTATCTGGAACATATGGTCCTAATGCAGGGCCGGTTACTATTCCTGCTGGTCCTGCTGCCGGTGTGTATGCTTCGGGAGATGATGCATTTACCACAGGCTTAATACCGGCAGCTAATGCAGAAATTTCCGCATTGATTGCGGCCTATCCTGCTCATACCACATCATTGAACAACAGTTTTAATTCTATCTGTATTCAGTATGAATATGAATATGACAATCAAACTCGTGCCGGACTAGACTTTGCCAATCTGGTACCAGGTGGACAACAGGCCACAATGAGCTTTATGAGTGGACTGCAATATGCAGGCCTGGATCGTGAAATTGGTGGACAGAATTCTTTCTTGATTGCAGTAGCAGATGCCAGTACGCAATCAGGTCAAGCTGTGCTTGGTGCGTTAAGAGAAGGTCGTAACAACTCAATAATGGACAAAGCATGAGTATCAAGCACGATAATATTGTACCCAGTGTATGGCCTGAGTCTGACGATACTACAGGATTTCCTGTGGCTAGAATTGGCGCACAAGTTGGTGACATAACGTCAGGCGTTGGCGGGGCCAGGGTTCTGGGTGCAATATCCACTGCTTTAACAGCCGTAACTGGTACTAGTCTTGCGGCCCGACCATTTGAAGTCTCAAGACTCTTGGTCAATCAACAATACCCCAAAATTACATTGCCACCACCACCAGCACTACAAGCACCAGGCAATGCAAATTCCACTGACTATTCCTGTGGAATCGAAGGCACAGCAAGAGCAAAAGCTCAAGACCCGTATGTTGAACTAACTGTAGAACCTCCTGCAGTCAAGGTTGCGGTGTTAAATCTATATGCATCAAACAGCGCACTACCATTGGGATATGACCCACAAGCGCCGGTTACTGAGTTGTTGGTGAATACTGATTTTTATGTGAATTTAAGAATAAGACCCAGTGTGGGTCTGGCAGGATATGATCCAACAGTGTTTGGATTAATCAGCACCATTGGCGGAACGGTGTATGGCGGAACCAGTGGCGAGTGGGCCGCTGGAGATGGTGCATCAAACTGGCTTGGCGGTGTGTATCGTATTCCAGGTTCATACTTGGGTGCCACAGGCACAGCTACATTGACCTTTAGTGCAGGACAAACAACAGTAAATCCTGTGTTTACATCAGCTTCAACCACAGTGAATGTAATACCAGCAGTGGTCGCAGTCACAGCCGCAGTGGAACAAACAGGTTGGTACTCGGGTATTGTTACAGGCAACATTGATATTGTGTATCAAGGCCAGACTTTACAACTGGTAGTCAACGGCCCTCCGTCTACTGCGTACACCTACACATTACCCTGGGCCTCGGGGTCAAGCACTACAGATGCCAATGGTCAAGACACCGTGGCTGGAACAGCTCTTCAAGCTGGTATTTTTGAATTTACTGTTACCTTTGCTAGTATCACACCATTTACAAAAGCATTCCAAGTACTCAATGGAGCCACAGACTTTGGCGGTGATGCTGGAGGCTTTTCGGCAGATGCTGACGCTTCTAATGATGCTTCTAATTCTTCCGATGATGGGGCCGCTGAAGGTGGCAATGCGGCAGGTGATG